AATATTTCTGCGACCTCTACGTCAGCATTATCATCTACAGGGATTACCTTCACCGAAGGTCGGTTTTGGCGTTGTTCATTAGTTACTTGGTGTACGTGTTGTGGTAGTTTGTTAATAGTTAAACAAGGTCTAGCATTAATTGTCTGACCTTGTACTGAGCCGCGTGTTGCCAACACATCCGCAGGCCATTGCCATTGATTGTCTGGTGAGCCAGCTTCAAAACGTAAATCGTCAAGTTCATCTTCTCTTGATTCTGAATAAGCAGAAACCGCCATCGAAAAACGACTACGCATGGTAGCAAGCATATCCCTAGGGTCGCTTTTTTTGTTGCCGCCATTAGCGACAACGCCGACGGTTACCATATCATCAGTCATTTATCAGTCCAATCACTTCCGTGTTGCGCATCATTAGGTAATCTTTACCATCAATATGCGTCGTTTGACCTGTGTACTCACCAAACATAATATGATCCCCAACTTGAACATCCATGATTGATAAGTTTCCATTAGCTAATTTTTTTCCAGCCCCAATTGCTTTTACGTACCCACTAAACAACTTTTTAGCGCCAGGTACAAAAATAATGCTGCTTGCTACTTCTTCGTCTTGCTCTACTACGATACAGTCGCTTAGAGGCTTAAGTCTCATTTTTTACCTTTTTTAGTTGACTCTTTTTTTACTGAATACGCAATGGCCACTGCTTGCTTAGTTGGCTTACCTGCGTCGATCTCCGCTTTTACATTTTTACGGAACGCTTCTTTACTTGGTGATTTTTTTAATGGCATTTAACTTCCCATCCATGAATTAGATATACCGCCACCATTAGCATACGACCTTTTTATGTTCTTGTCAACATACTCTCTATGGGCTACAGGAAACGCAAACGTGACGCATAACGCATCGGCTGCATCAGGGCTTGCCATGCCTCTTGCCTTCATCTCTTTCTTACCTTCTAAAAATATCGTACCGCTACTGTTTGGCTTTTTCATGGGGCCAGTCAAGTCTGACTTTAGTTTTCTATCTTCAGGTATGCTTGCTGTTCTTAGCCAGTCGCGCATAGCGCCCCACATCTCTGCCCGCTTGTTGCCCCACATGATGCTGTTTTTGGCGCGTGACCCGAAGTTAACACCTCTGACCTTGTAGCGTTGCTCGGTTAACCTATCTAAAATGCCATATCCTAGTCCACCTTCGTCAATGACTGTCATCACTGGATTAAATTCTTCTATTGCTTCAATGACGCGTCCAACGATAGACATCGTATCTTCGCCTTGATAACGTTTAATGCTAATGATGTCCCGTCCTTGACGGACAAGGATGACTGTACTATCTGCACCACCTCGCGCGGGATCCACCCCGATGACAATAGGCGCAGACGTATCCTTATATCTCTCACGTTTAAATGCGTCCCCGACGAGTGTTGGGCTGATAAACTGATCTTCGCCTGCCGACGGAAATTCACCGTATACCTCGACCCGCGCCTGTGACGAGTCCTCACCATACTCGGCAATAATCTGTTCATAAACCGCTTTATCTGTATCTTCGACCTGCCTTGCATCTATCTGCCTTCCGTTCCAAAAGTCACGCTTAGAGTTGAAGCACTCAAAGAAGTAGCCTTGATTACGGCGCGGGTTGCTGAACGCAAACCAATATCTATCTAATATGTTCTCTGTAAAGAAACCCGCGCCAACTGACCATATCCCGTCGGGTATACCGCTTGCTTCATCAAATATCAGCATCATGCCATCGTGGTTATGCACACCCGCGTAGCTGTCAGGGTTCTCTTCACTCCACAGCTTGCCTTCTGCCGCCCAGTACCGCGTCCCCTTTTTCAAGTCGCGCTCGACTAGCTCACACACCCACTTGGCTGGCACTAGCTTAGTCGCACTTATCTCCCACCAATGCGCGTTGATAATCATGGCCTGCCACTTAGTTAGCTCGCCCCATGTGACTGAGCGTAGCTGCGACTCGCTGTTAGCTGACACCACTACGCTTGAGCCAATGCGTGTTGATAGCATCCACAGTATTAGCCAACTAACAAGTGCTGACTTACCAATCCCCCGCCCTGAGCTGACTGCCTCACGTAGCGTTGACATGTCGACTTCACCACGGTTATCTTTAATATGCTTGGCGATTGTTCTTAGCACGTCGCGTTGCCACTGTCTTGGCCCTTTGAACTTTGCTAACGGCGTGTTGACTTGCCCCCACGGAAACGCAAATAACACAAACGCTTCAGGGTCGTCCGCTACTCGCGGATCCCACAGCCGTGACATTAATAACTGTTCTTCATCCGAGCTATATATAGGTAATTGCATTATTGCGGGATTTCTACGTCAAGATTGCCAGTCCTGTTTCGTCTAGCCCAAGTGCCTTCTTTATATGGTGCTGGGTTTTCTACCCAACGTGGGTCTTGCGTTGTACGACTGTATCGGCTTTCGTTTGAAAACGCAGGATGATTAGGTAACTTAAATTTGTCTGTAAAGTGCATTTGCATGTCTGACGGGTTAATACTTGTCTGCGCGTCTTTACTGCCTTTTAGCATATCCATAAAGAACCCGCGCATGTCGTAGTCATTAGACTCAGGTATTCTGTTCTGCATTACCCAGCTCTTATACATATTCTCTAAGTGCGGTGGCAGTTCAGTTGTTTTGATTGGAAGTAATGGTGTTGCGGCAAGGGTGTTGTTTTGTGCGGGGCCGTACAGTAGTTCTCTTAAGTTATTAGCCGCCATTTTCTACCACCGTCCCTTCGACAATTCTTGATTGTGCCTCTGCTAAGGCTTGAGTAATACTAATGCGTTGGTACACATCCACGCTGATTTCTTGCTTGGCTGTCCAGCCGTGTACATGTTGCAACACGGCGAGGGCTGACTTAGCGTCGCCTTCACGGGCGGCTGCGACTAGATGTTGCGCCATCTCTTTCTCTCCATCGGCCTTACCTTTTTGTGCCGCCATTTCCGCTACAGGGTCTACTTGGCATAGTTGTCTATATTCAGACGGCATCATGCCAGCAGCTAACGCTAGAGAGTCGTTCTTTAACCCAAGCTTTGCTGCATCGTAAATAGCCTGTAAGCGAGACTCAGTTGCTTTCAACTCGCGCGGCGAAAAAGGTATCGAGAGGAATGTCATACTCGCATGGTATATGCAGGGGGCAATGAGTGTCAACTAGATAAAAAAAATAAATTTCTTGTAACCCCATCGTCACCGTGACCTGTCGACCCAAGGCCCTACCCCCCCCAGATCAAAGAAAACAGCAATCTAAATGAGAGTTATTCGCATTTAGAATTATGCTAGCGGGCGTACGGATCATTGCCAGATTGTCAGATTGTCACGCGCTAAAAGCTAGCAGCCAGGTGATCATTTATTGGTCATATTGTCATTCAGAAATCATTGGTCATATTGTCATTCAGTTTTTATTGGTCATATTGTCATTTAGTTTTAATTCCATGTTTTATGCTTTCTGCATTTTGCACGGGATTGGCAATTCTTGGTCATATTGTCATATTGTCATTCTGTTTTCAGTCGTACACGGTTGACGCAACACCTTGTTTTACACTTCTCATATAATTTTTATACTTATATATATAAATAAATGACAATATTGCCAATAACAAGCTAAAAGCCTTGCGCTGCAAGCTTTTGCGCATTTTGTAAACTTGCCAATTTTGTGACAATAACTTACCAATGTATGGCAATAAATGACAATAAATGATCATATTGTCAAAAATAGATTGACATTATCTAAAAAGCGCGTAATAATCACTTACGCGCTGCATTTTGTGGCGTAACTTTGAAAGGGCGTAAAAATGAAAGTTAAAAAACACTCACTACCAATTATTAAAGAGCTATCTGAAAACACGGTATTTAATTGGTTAACTCAGGGCGCGATCAAACCAATATATGAAGGCTGCGAAAATACTTATTATGTGGATCAATTCAATAATGAGTTTTATTGTAAAAACTATCCAAATAAAGAGGGCGTATAAAATGAAAGCATTTAATTTAATACTCGAGGGCGCGGCGCTCATGCTGCTAATTATCACTATTGCAATATTTAACTTTTTATTAGGGGTGTAAAAATGGATCGCATATCACGAAAAGAATTAGAATATTTTGTAAACGAATTAAACGTATTAACAAACAATCCGTTAAAACCTTATGAGCAAGTAAACGGAAAGCTTATCGGCCAGATTGGCAATTATCATTTATACGGCGCTTTTGGCGCTACCGCGCTTCATCAAACAATGAATAACGGCGGCGGCGTGCATGAAGTTTTTGGATTATCTACTAAGCGCGAGTTATATAATAAGATCCGCGCAATGATTAAAGGTATTGAACTCGGAAAGGCGGCATAACATGAAAGAGCTTAGATCTGTAATGATTGATTATTATTTAGACTGGCGTAATAACTATTTAACTGTAGATAAATTTGCCGAACATAACGGCTTAACAGTTAGTCAAGCGGCGGACTTGATCCGCGCGGCTAAAGTTATTTTTAACTCAGCTCATCCGGAGGCGTAAAAACTATGGACATTACAGTAAACAAAAACAAACATAACGGCGCGCTTGAATTAAGCGCGATCCATAACGGCTATTTAGTGACTAAGCAATACTATTTTTATTCTACCCGCGCAGCGAAAGCGGATTTTATTCAATACTTAAAAGAAGTGTGAAAATTATCTGTTAACCTTTGCCTGGCGCGAAGGTTAACGGGCTAATTTTGGCCAATAAATAGTAAAGGGAATTAAATGCAATTCACTATTGAAACAAACGAATTAAAAGCGCTTTTATTATGTGCAGCTAAAAAAGACATTAGATATTATTTGAATGGCATATTATTTGAAAGCACACCACACGGCATTATTGCCGCCAGTACCGATGGCCATAGATTATTATGCGTTAATCTACCTAGCGAAAATGTGCAAGGCGTTAACGCGCTAGTGCCGCGTGAATTGATCGAGGCCGCCGTTAAAACTAAAGCAATTGTGATCCAGGTAACGCTTGAAGGCCAAAATGTAACTTTTACTAGCGCGGGCCAAAATGTAAGCGGCGCGTTAACTGATGGAAAATTTCCAGATTATCGCCGTGTAATACCTGAAAAAGTAAGCGGCGAGCAGGGAAATGAATTTAATAACGCTTATTTAGTTGATTTTGATAAAGTTGGATCATTAGTTAACGGCGGCAAAGCCAGCGTATTACAGAATGGGCCAGGCATGAGCGCGCTAGTGCATTTTGATAATCAAAATGTAATAGGCGTTATTATGCCATTGCGACGTGAAGCGCCGAAAGGTACGGTTTTAAGGCCCGCCTGGTTAACATTGCCAGCAGCGCCTATTCAAGCCGCTGCATGATGTTACTTATCTCGGCTGCAATAATAGCGGGCTTATTAGTCATAATTTATGATCTTTAATGCTATCCTATCAAACTAAAACAAAAGGGCCTTAACGGCCTTTTTCTTTTGTCTCTTATTTATTACTATCTAATTCTGTAGCGTGTAATAAAACGTGATTTATTACACACAAAACTAAACTAAAAGTTTATACCTGGCGCAATAATTAAACCGATCATTTAATCACTACCATTTTGGGCGGCTCTGATACTTCTACCATGCGCCGTAAATCGCTTTTTTTATAGTCTTTAAACTCTGGCGCTGCGAAGATATGTTTTTTGCTCATATAGTCACTACTCGCTAAACGGCCGCAATCGATCCAGCCCGCCTCTTTAAGCGCGTGAAGTAAAGCCGCTTGAGGTATTTTAACGCCGCTTGGCGCGCTACCCGCTAAGCGATCACATAATGAATGGAAAGGGCTGCCAATGATCCCTTTACTAAACTCACCTATACGGCCGCGCATCTGCTCGACAAGGTAAGATTCTGCCATGCTCATACCATGCTCTACTAGGTTCGCTTTAAACTCAGTCATCATAGGCGCGGCGCTAGGGTTAAACTTACTTGTATCACGAAGCATAAGCCACTTAGCACAAGCGCTAAAGCCACCCGCCTTATACCACGTCCAAAGTTTAGCAGCGGCGCTAGGTTCCATACGAGGCGCGTTACTCCATACGCAGAACCAGCGTCTATCTTGACTAGCAAGTGAGATAGGTACTGGATCATTCGAGAAGGCTAGCACGAAGACTCGGTTTAGCATCATGTACGGATGCAAGCCCTTGCGGTTGATAGGTAGCATTTCAGGTGGCGCTGCAATAATAGGCTTGAGCTTGTTAGCAAGCTGGCGCCTAGCACTAGCGTCAGGTTCTTTTAGCTCATTAATAATTAGCACTTCTGATTCTAATTGGTAGCCCCACTGGCTGTTTACGCTGTCATTATCCATAATGCCACGATTACGCAAGTTATCACCACAGACAGCCCATAGGAACGGCGCCCAGAATGTATCCTTGCCGCTACCCTCATCTCCACCATGTAGCACAGCGTGGTTGATTTTAATCTCAGGGTGCTGCACCTTGAAAGCCATCACGTCTAATATATGGTTCAGTTCGTCCTCGTTAGGGACTAGCTCACGTGCATGGTCTAACCAAGGGGTTATGTCACCCTCGACTAGGTTAGTAGGGCGGGCGTCACGCCAGCGGTTACCATAAATATCACCATCACGAGACACAAGCACAGTCTCACCAGCAGCATAGGTAATACCGACAAGCGCCTTAGCACCCATCGTCTGGCGGTTCTCATCATAGGACACAGCAGGTAGCACACGGGTAGCCGTGTGGATACTACGACAATCAATGTGACGGAATAGCGCATTAAACGTAGAACGGCTCACCTCTCGGCGGTCTTGTAAATCAAAGTAGGCATCATCCTCTTGTATATAGGCAAAGCGCTTAAACCAGTCGGCCTTCTCTATACGACCTAGCTCTTTACGTTCTACTTCAGCGATCACGTCATCCGCATCATGCGTAAACATATCGGAAGGCTCAATCTTAGATAGGGCTGTAGTCATTACGTCCGCCAGTAGTTCCTCACGCAAGCCGTGAGTATGCTTAGGGCCGCCGTTATCAGCCACCCATGATAAGAGGGTCTTAGAGTCTAGGTCTTGACAATGCTCATGGTAGCAACAGAACGAACGGTCTAGGGGCTTGTACCTAGCTTCAGGGTTACCGTCGCTATGGCTGGCGCTGTTAGGACAAACAACACCTATCCAGCCCTCACCATTAGCAGGCGAAACAATCATGCCGTTAGCGCTCATCCAACTAAGCACATCGTCACCACCATCGTCTTTTAGTCTGATAGTAGCGATAGAGGCAGTATCAGCAGGTGCAGGTGTTACCTGTAACGCCTCGCATATCTGAGGTAGACTGAACTCACGCTCAGGGTGTAGCTCAATCAGCTTAGAAGCATAACTGTCACGATTAGGTTTAAGATTGACACTACCAGCAACTCTAAAGTTACGGACAGGGTTAATAGCACCGCCATCCGTGAAACCAGCATCAGCAATGGCTTTAATCGCAGCACTA